TTCACTCCGGTCTTGCGGTCGATGGTGGCTGTCGAGAGGCCGTGTAGCATTCCGTCTTGGGTCTGGACATCGGCCATCGTCCAGAGCCAATAGAGGCCACCAATGACCTCGGCTTCTTTTTTTCCAGTCAGGTCGCAAATTCTGGCGATCCGGGGATCGTCCCATAGGTTGCTCCGCATTTTGATCCAGTTCATTTTTAGTAGTTGCCGAAGCGGCGTTTTTTCTTTTTGGGAGGGCAGGTTTTTTCGAGCCAAGCGTCGCAGGCTTTGTTGATGTCTTTGTTGTTTCTCGGGGCTTTCCAGCCGGTGCGGGCGTCGTGGAGGTCGAAGGTCTCTTCGAGGGGGATTCCGTTTTTTTTCATGCGGGCAGGGGAGCCATCTCGACCGTGCGCCGGATGCGGTGGAAGCAGGCGAGGGTGAGGAGGCAGTCTTCGAGGGCGTTGTGGGTGGCGCTGGAGCGGGAGAGGCCGAGGGCGGCGGCTATGTGGTCGAGGTTGAGCTTGGGGAGGCCGTCCTTGCCCTCGGGGAGCTGGATGGCTCCGGCTTCCCAGGCGAACCACGCGGCGGCTTGGAGGTCCACCATGCGGCCCATGGGCCATGTGAGGCCGTGGCGGGCGAATCCGGCTTTGAGGAAGTCGCGGTCGAAGGCGATGTTTTGACCGGCGAGGAACGCGCTGCGGCGGCTGCGGAGCCAGAGGTTGAGGTCTTGGAGCACTTCGCGCTCCGGGCGGCCGTTTTTTTCGAGGAAATCGAGGGTGAAGCCGTTTTTTTCCAATGCTTCGGGCTCGACCAGCCAGTCGGCATGTGGCCGGATAATGGCGGTAAAGGCTTCGTTGTCCTGACTATCGACGGCTGCGACGCTCAAGAGGGCGTGGCGCTCGGGATCGAGACCGCCCGTCTCGGTGTCAAGGACCAGCAGACGAGCCTTCATACGGCCCTCCTCTCGCGGCGGGCGCGAAGTGTGTCGAGGACCGGCCACGAGCATCGGCGGGTGGAGATCGGCGGCGTCTTTTTTTGCAGAAACCGGCGGAACAATGCGACCGACTCGGCCGCGCTGGAATACAGGGTGACGGGTTGTTTTTTCATAAAATCGAAGGAAACGGCTCGACCACATGCGGATCAGAGGTGAGGCGGACACGGACGACCGAGTTTGTTTTGAAGCAATGGGCGAGGCGCTTCGGCACCCGCATCCGGGCGCGTGTGAAGCCCCCCGAGCCATCGGGAATGGCGAGGGTGAGGAACTCGGGGTTGATCTCCTTCCCACGAATCTGTGCGGTGACATACTCGGGAGGCGGCGTGGCGGCGTCTGGCGGGGCGCTGGCGGCGGTTTTTTTGTTTTTGTTGCTCATGGCTGGGGTGGTGGATTAGGAAGCGGTTGGCGAGGCGCTGGAAGGCCCTTTGCCAAAAATTTTCTGTGGACCCTGACCAGTAGGGTGTGACGGGGGGGCCGCCGAAATCGCGCCCCCCTCCCCCCCCTGCTGCTCGACCGCCAGGGGGGCGGCCTCAACCGGCTCGGCACCGGCGGCGAGGGGTGAAGTGGTGGACAAAGTGGCGGGCGCTGGCGGGTCCATGTAGGCAAAACCAGTTGATCCCGCATCAATCGCGGCCTCGGCAGGGGCGGCGGCGGGCAGGGCCGGGGTGCCCTTTTGGTCCGGCGCCGGGGCGCATGGACCGGTTGCCGGGAGGATCTCGGCCTCGAGGACCGGCAGGCTGGCCAGCATCTCGGCGAGTTTGTCCTGGTTAACCTCAACACGCTCGACCCGGGTCGTCGCCTCGCCGGAGAGGAGCTGGAGCTTGTCGGTCATGACGGCAGCCACGATGGCGGCGTCTTTGGCTGTCTGGATATGCGGCACCAGCTCGATGGCTCGCTCGACAGACAGCCGGGCAGCACGGCGAAAATCACGCAGTAATTCTTTTTTATCCTGCTCTATAGAATATCCTTCCCGCTCCCGGACGGCTGCAACCGTGTTCCTCGAGACCCCGAGAGCCCGGGCAATGCTCGACATGCTCAATCCCTCGGCCAGCATCCGGATCACGGCTCGGTAGGTTTCCGGCCGGCGGGCTAGCAACCTCTCGCCCGAGAACTCTCCCGCAGCCTCCAATTTCTCCGCCCCGATTTCCTCCTCCAAAAAAAGAAACGGCGCGGCGGCGGCTTCCGCCTGGGCAGCCTGCAATGGGGTGTTTCCCTCTGGGGCATTCACCCCATCCCGATTTTGGGCACAAAAAAAAGGCGGCGCGGATTCTGTCAATGGGGTGTTTCCCTGAGTCGGCACAAAAAAAAGACGGCGGGGGTTAGCAAAAAGAAGGGCGGCGGCCTCGGCGGGTGGGGAGAACTCCAACCCGGTTCTGTTCCAGCATGCGCTGAACGCTGCTCTCCGGCACCAGGAGACGCTCCCCGAACATCACGCCGGAGAGCGTCCCGTCGTTCACCCGGTTGTATATCGTCGGCCTGGATACCCCCAGGAGTTTGGCCAGCTCGGCAGCGGAATAATGCTTCTCGATCATCGGGCGATCCTCCAGGTGACAAATCCCAGCAAAAAAACCGGCCCGAAAATCCACGCGGCCTCGATGCCGTAGCCTGCCAACCGCAAAAAATCGGCGGCGCTCATCGGATCAACTCCCAGTTGCTCGGGAATCCCCCGAATTTCAGACTCCAGGCCATCCGGGCCTCGCTCGAGGTCGTGGCCCAAAAATGATCCCCCACGCGATGCCGGAGGGCGTTGATGCCCTCGACATACCAGAGACGTTTTCGAAACGTTTTCATACCAGCGCCTCCTCGCGTTTCGCGATGATCCCGCACACCGCGTCGATCTCCGGCGTGGTGGGAAACATCGGGTGCACTCCCAAATCCAGGCACAACTCCGCGCCGTGGATGTTGAATGCGAACGTGCGCTTAAAAGCGGGATGCAACTGCTCCCACTCCACCCTCCGGCCCGCGTAATACATGAAAGCCCCGTCCGCACTCATGGCTGGACCTCCTCGGGAGCGGTTAAAATGGTGAGCGCCTCCTTCAAATAGGGCAGCACATTCTGCAGGGCCCTGCGGGCCCTCCAAGGGCTGTCATCAACAATGGTCCCCTCAAGCAGCTCGGGGTAAATCTCCCGGAGACGCTCCGCCAACTCCATTTTGGTCATCTGGAAATGAACCTTCATACCGGCACCTCCTGCTGAGATTGTCTGTCATGTTTTGTCTGACAATCGCGCTCAAAAAAATGAACGAGACTCATCCGAACAATGTCTGACGCACTGCAAAATCGTCGAGACGCTTCCTCCTGCAATCGCTCGCTCAGCCGCTCTGGTAAACGCGCAGAGAACCGAGTGTGGTTGGGTTTCTGTTTCATCAGCGCCATATTCTGTCAGACAAAATAGGACGGTCAACAAAAAAAATAAAATAATTTGCGCGGGGCGGAAAATGTCAGACAGTAGTCTTGTGAAATCTAGAAAAATCGACACGCGACTAGACGATTATTTGTTCGCTTTGGTCGATGCTTATGCCAAACGACACGGCCTCAAACGCACTCAGGTTATAGTCCGAGCTTTGGAAAAATACTTTGGCATTCAGCACGCTGATCCTGTTGAATTCGCGAGTAGAAACATTTTGCCAACGACAGCGTTTCATGCGCCCGAAACCACAATGATGCAAGAGGACACTGGCGACATTTGCGAGCTGCCCGTGCCTGGATCCTCACCAGCGAAAACCCAGGTCCGCTACACGAAGGGCACCAAGCCGAAATCCTAGAATTCAAACCATGCGCCGACCCGCTTCAATCCTAGCGTTCGCGGCCCTGCTCACCGCCTGCGCGACCCCCGAGGAACCGCCCGCCATTCGCCGCGCCGAGGCCGCGCCGGAGCCTATCGACATCGAGATTTTCACCAGCCCGCCGGGCGGCGTCGTCGATTGGAATGGAAATGTGATAGGCGCGGCCCCGGTCACCATCACCATCCGGCCCGATACCACCTACACCGGCCGCCCGCGCTGGCCCGACACCGGCGCTCTCACCCACTACATCCGAGCCCGCTGGCCCGACGGCTCTTGGAAAACAGAAATCTTCGATCCCAACGAAATCCCGCCCCAACAAATCGGCATCGTCTCGCCCGACATCGGCAATTACCGAGACCTCGCATGGGGCGAGCCCCCGCGCAAAAAAGGCATGCGTCCGATCCGCTGACCGCCCGCCGCGCCCCATTCCATCGACCTCGGCGGCTGTCAACAAAAAAAGTTTCACAAAAAGAAAAATAATTCTTGCACCCGTTTTGTTCCTCCATACATTCAAACCCGCAGGCCACAGACGGCCCGCCCGCCGAGGCGGCACCTCGACCAACAAAACCCGCGCCGGACGGCATCCGGCACAGAAGAAAATGACCATCACACGATTCGCAAGAACACGCAGCAACGGGGCAGTCAACTACACCAGCCGCAACGGCTCGATCCCCTTCGATCAACTCCGCCAAATCGCCCCCTCGGTATTCGCCGAGCAGGCCCACACCAGTCGCTCCTCGAAATACAGCTACATTCCCACCAGCGAAATCCTCACCGGCCTCGCCCGCGAAGGATTCCGCCCCTACTCCGTCATGCAGGGCGGCAGCCGCGACGAAGACAAACGCGGCTTCACAAAACACCTCATCCGCCTCCGGCACGATAGCCAGCCCCTCCAAGTCGGCGGCACGCACAACGAAATCGTCCTGCTCAACTCACACGATGGGACCTCCGCCTATCGCCTCATGGCCGGAGTCTTCCGGCTTATCTGCGGCAACGGCATGGTCGTTGCTCAAAACCTCATCGACGACATCCGCGTCCCTCACAAAGGCGACATCCAGGGCCAGGTCCTCGACGGGTGCGTCAGCATTCTCGACCGGCTCCCCGAGGTTTCCGAGAGCGTTCAATCCATGGCCTCCTTGCAACTCACCGAAGGCGAGCGCCAGGCATTCGCCCGCGCGGCCCTCGTTGCCAAATACGACGACCCCGAGAAACCCGCGCCCATCACCCCCGATCAGGTGCTCACCCTCCGCCGTCGCGAAGACTCCGAGCCCACAATGTGGAACACCCTCAATGCAGTGCAGGAAAATCTCATCCGGGGCGGGCTTGGCTATGTCCAACGCAACGACCACGGCCGCCTCGTCGCCCGCCGCCGCACCCGCGAAATCTCCGGCATCGACCAAAACACCACCATCAACCGCGCCCTCTGGACTTTGGCCGAGGAGATGAAAAAACTCAAAACCGCTTGACACCGTTCCCCCCAGAACAACAAACCCAAACCCGCGCCGGACGGTTTCCGGCAACACGAAAAATGAAAACGATGCTCAACAAACACGATTTCCACACTTGGAAAACGCCAGAAGGAATTTTTGTTTCCATCCATCAAGAGAACACGCTTCGAAAAGATTTCGGGCCATTCGACACTCAGCGCAAAGCCAACGCAGCCGCATACAAAGAATGGCGCAAACAGCAAGAAGCGCACGACGCCACAAAAAAAGCCATTAAAGCCGAACTCATCAAACGGGCCGGATTGAATGCCGACTGGGCAAAGAATCATCTCATCGTCGATTGAAATGAACCCCGAGCAACTCACCCGCGCCGCCTCCGAGATGGAGGCGGCGCTTTCCCGTTTCGGCCTCGAGCCCGGCCACACCACCGAGGCCGAGCTGGCCCAGGACGACGCCGAGATTTTGCCCGCCCTGGTGGACGGGCAGCCGGTAATTACCCCCGAGCAAAACTGAAACCCTGCGGACGGACGCGAAATTTTACACCCGCGCCCTCCCGCCCTACATTTTCCAACGAACACCATGAAACTTGACAGCCCACACGGCAACACCGGCAACCGCAACGCCGCCCGCGACCCCGACGCCGGAAACATGACCGCCAAAATCCAATTCTTCGCCTGGCCCGAGGAGAAAAGCGCCTGGATCCGAGCCGCCCACCCCGAGCGCCTCAGCGCCTGGATACGCCAGCAACTCAACAAAGCCACCAACCGCCCCGAGCGCCCCACCGAAGAGGAGCGCCGACGCATCAAAATGTGATGAAAAATCGCGGCCAAAGTGGCGGACAAATCAACGCCAAAAATCAACTGCCAAAAATCAAAGTGGCGGACGAAGTGGCTGACAAATCTTGCAACTATTTAAGCATCAATAAAAGACATGCTGACTCTTAATCAATTGGTTCCGGGTTCGAGTCCCGGGGGGCGCACTCCTTAGCGACAACAGG